CAACAGGATCACCTTGGTTGGGCACACCGTTTGGTGGTGGTGACGGTGGACTTGGTGGTGTTGGACCCACTGCTATTGCCGGCACTGCTGCAAATGCAAATACAAACACCGGCGGGGGTGGAGGCGGGGGCGGCGCCAATCCTTCAGGCAATCAAGGGGGGGGATCCGGATCATCTGGTATTATTATTCTTCGTTATGTTGAAACCACTCCCACTGTTAATGGCATTTATGTTTTTGCAAACACAGGACAACTAAGAATACCTGATGGTGTATCAAGAGCAGATATTATGGTGATTGGTGGTGGAGGTTCTGGTGCATCTGATGCCGGAGGTGGCGCCGGTGGAATGAGATATTTGGTCAGTTATCCAGTAAATGGTAATACGCTTTATACAATTACAGTTGGTGCTGGCGGTGCCGGAAAAACTGCGCTGGGTACTCCTGGAAATCCAGGCTCAGATTCTTCAATAACGGCTGCACCACCGTTTTCAAATGTTTCAGCAAACGGTGGTGGTGCTGGTGGTGGTGGTCCTACTGCGACTGGACTCATTGGTGGTTCTGGTGGAGGTGGCGGCGGACCTAATAATGGAGGAGGCTTATCAATACCTGCTCAAGGGCGTAATGGTGGAACTGGTGGTGGATCACCCGGTCCCGCTGGCGCACAACCCGCAGGCGGTGGAGGCGGTGGTGCTGGCGCAGTTGGTGGAAATGCTACACCAGGCGGCGGCTCAGGTGGATTAGGACTATTCTCTTCAATCACGGGCGCTAATGTTGGTTATGCCGGTGGTGGTGGAGGCGGTGCGCCATTTTTTGGTGGAGGTGGTTCAGCACATCCGCAATTTGGTGGAGCGCCTGGCGTTGGTGGTGGCTACGGATTAAACGGTGTAAGTGCTGCTTCAGGACAGGGTGGCGGTGGCGGTGGCGCACCGACATCTGGTGGTGGCCCCACAGGAAGTATACCTGTCACTGCTGGTTCTGGTGGTTCGGGAATAGTAGTCGTTAAACTTGATACATCGAACAATCGAAATGGATTGTCTACTTTTTATAGCACAGAACAATGGGTTGTTCCGCCCGGTGTGACATCAATTGACTATCTTGTAGTTGCTGGTGGTGGTGCTGGTGGTAAACAAGATGATGGTCGTTATGCTGGAGGTGGTGGAGGTGCAGGTGGATTTAGAATTGGTACAGGGTATGGTGTAACACCCGCACAAACATATACTGTTGTTGTTGGTGCAGGCGGCGCTCCTAGACCATCAAATGGTCGTGGTGCTAACGGAACAAATTCAGGTTTCTTTACTTCATCATCATCATTCTGGTCATCCGGCGGTGGCGGCGGTGGCGGAAGTAGCGATGGCGGCAATTCTGGAGGTTCTGGTGGCGGAAATGGGTTCAATACACCCGGATTCGTAACCGGTCGTGGAAATTTAGGAGGATATACTCCCTCAGAAGGAAATGATGGTGGTGCCGCTTTTGGTCTTTATGACACTGCCGGTGGTGGTGGCGCACTTAGTGCTGGTCTTTCCGGTAGTGTTGCGGGCAATGGTGCAAATAGTATTATTACTGGTACTGTTGCAACTTATGCTGCGGGTGGTATAGGTGGGTATGCAGCGTCAGTAGCACCTTATAGAGTAAATGGTACTGCCACAACTGGTAATGGTGGAAGTGGTGATTACTTGGCTAATGGTAACGCTGCTGGTGGTTCTGGTATTGTTGTTTTTAAATGGACTTAATGTTGTAAAAATACAACACACTTGACAGAAGGTAGAGTTTCTGGTATACTGTATATACTATGAAAAATCTGCCTTCTGTTGGTTCTACGGTCACCGTAGATTGTCAATATATTACTAAATCGATATCTTTTACGGGTGTCGTTATCAAACCATATCGTTGGCTCTCTGCTGACGAATTCTGTTTACAAACTGGTAATCCAGACTTTCCCGTTTCAGTTATTCATTTGGCAAATGTTGTCGATATGAAAATACTTAACGGTACGACAACAAATATCCGCAAGTTCAAAGTTGCTGGTACGAAAGGTGAATATTTGGTAACATTATCAAATGAACATTTTTCTTGTTCCTGCATTGGTTTCAAATATCACAACAAATGTAAGCATATCACAAAGGTAAAAGAACAAATTACCTCTTGACAAGTGGCTCAACCCTTGATATAATGGTATTGTTATGATGATCCGTATATATTCCAGTTCGAAGAAAAAGAAGTTGACGAAAAAGCAATTGCAAGAACAGCAAGACTTTATTTCGTCAATCAACAAGATTCCGCTACCGTCAGGTGGTCGGTTCCCTGCTGCTGCGCCCAAGAAAACAAAAGACAAGCCGCTGATGCCATATCGTGTTAAACGTGAGGTATCACATGCGCCGAGTCTGCCAGACACACATAAGGGTGCTTTGACAAAAACTGGTATTATGAAAGATTACCACAAACTCTCACCTACCGACCGTGAGATTGTGGCAGATGTTGCATCCTGTACGGCGCCGATGCACAAGGGTAATTATGTTTACGTTACTCCTGGCATCAATCCGGCAGGTCTTGGTCGGAAAAACGAAGTATTGTAATGCTTGACAATTCGGTCAATCTTTGCTATACTATTATTTCTACTGTTGATAATGGAGGTCTTTATTATGGCTCGTATTAAATCTGGCAAACCAATTCGCAAAGAACGCCTTCTGCAGGTTCTAGCGAACGGTGGTGTAATTACAAAACGTCAAATTGAATTGACAATGCAATATCAGGCGATGTATCGTATTCCTACTGAGTTGTGGAAACTCAAAAAAATGGGTGCGATTGTGAAGTCGCACAAAGAGGGTCGCACAGTTGTCGGCTATGAATTACTTAATGTCGTTGAAATGAAAAAACTGTTGACCAAATCTGGCTTTGATGTTTTGCCTCTGGTTTCAGATGAGAATGATGTTAAGGCTCTGTCTGATCTTAACGCAAAGCCGGCTAAAACTAAAGCAGCAAAACCTGCTAAGGTTGTTGCACCTGTGATTGAGGATGAAGTAACCGAAATCACCGAATAATCAGTTTCGGGGTGGCTGCCGTCAGCGTTGCAATAGGCTAGCCATTAAACAACAATGAATGTCGGGAGACATCCACGTGCCCCATCTTTTATGAGGTGAAAATGTCAAAACTTAAACAGTGGCTTGCGGCCAAGTATCTACAACTTGAGCAACAGGCCGTTGATGCTATTGGCACTGCCAATTTTTATGGTAATTTATTTACTGATAGACAGAAGTTTAATATCGTAGTATTTTTTATGGGATTGTTTGCACTTTCTGGTTTACATGGTGCAGTTCAATTCATTGCGCTGGTTTATATTATGAGTAAGATGACACCACCAGACAAAGACGATAAACAAGAATGAATATTTTTTACCTAGATCACGATCCTAAAACATGTGCCGAATACCACTGTGATAAACACGTGGTAAAGATGATTATTGAGTATGCACAACTCATGTCAACGGCACATAGGATTTGTGATGGTCAGGAATATATTGATTTGACTGCGAATGGTCGTAAGATCAAGCGTTGGCGTTTGCCCGATGATCGTGAACAACGATTGATGAAAGCATCACACATTAATCACCCATCGAATGTTTGGGCTCGGGCAAATCATTTAAACTACAAATGGCTGTACGAAATGTGGGTGCATTTGCTAGACGAGTATACATATCGTTATGGTAAAGTACATGCATGTGCAAGACTGAAAGATGATCTGGCTAAACTACCAGAAAAGATTCCTGTTGGGTTGAGTGAAACAGAACCAACACCAGCAATGCCTGATGACTGTAAAATACCAAATAATGTACTGGCTTCGTATCATAAATACTACAATGAAAAGAAAACACGTTTTGCACGATGGACAAAACGACCTGCACCCAATTGGTACATATCTGCATAATGCCAACATACGATTTTTTAAATACTAAAACTGGTGAAACATTTGAGAAACTCCTTAGCATCTCCGGCAAAGAAGAGTATCTCAAAGAAAATTCACACATTCAACAAGTTCATCTTGGCGCCATGTCAATTGTCAGTGGCGTATCAATTACCGGTAAAGTGCCGGACGGTTTCAAAGAAGTTCTATCAAAAGTTTCCGAGAATCACAAACAATCTTCTGTGGCTAACAAACACGGTAAGAAATCAATTAGTGAATCACAAACACAGAGAATCGTGGACAAACATTTAGGAAAATTTGGGCAGTAACTATATTATGCGAACTTTTACAAAGGGGCATATATGGCTAAAAAATCTTTGCAGAAAAAAGTAGCACTTCTGAATGAGTACATCACCAGAGAAATTGAAAAAGAAATGACCACAGAATTATCACAAATAGAAAAAGACAATATCACTGCAAAGATAGAAAAGAAGTATCCTAGACAAAGTTATCCACATCACAGCCGAAATCATTACTTCACATAATGCGAACATTTGAACATGTAATTTTACCCCAATTACAATTTGACTTAAAAGCAGAAACCACCGATAGTGGTAGACTGTATACTACGCCAGAAGGCAATCAGTATAAGTCTATCACTACGGTGCTTTCGCATTATGGCAAGAAGGCACTCTATGAGTGGCGACAGGCTGTAGGTGAAGAACGAGCAAACGAGATATCACGCAAGGCATCAAATCGTGGCACAAAGGTACACAAGATTTGTGAAGACTACATCAACAATGAAATAAACGATTTTAGAATGCAGTTGTTGATGCCTGATCTGAAGGAATTATTCTTCAAGATTAAGCCGATTATTGATGAGAATGTTGGTAATGTTTATTCACAAGAACAAGCACTGTATTCTGACAAGTATCGTATTGCTGGTCGTGTAGACTTGATTGCTGAATGGAATGGTAAGTTATCAGTCATTGACTTCAAAACATCCACGAAACAGAAAGATGAAGATTACATTCAGAATTATTTTATGCAGTGTACAGCATATGCGTTAATGTTTGCTGAACGAACTGGTATTTGGATTGATGACATCGTAGTGCTGATTGCTACCGAAGAAGGTCCAGCGCAGGTGTTTGAGCGACAGATTCACGATTATCGGCAACCGTTGATTGAAATGATTAATAAATATGCTTGACATTTTGGGGGCATCATGCTATCATTCAAACAACATACTCAATTAGATGAAGGCAATCCGCTGGCAAGATTAGCTAAACATGCTGAAGAGGGTAGACACTATGCTGTTATTTCCTCACAGCGACCACATGATGAAGTATCGCCAGAACAAAATAAAAAGCATCATGAAGAACTTAAAAAGAAACTGACTGCACAGGGCTACACTCACAAAGATGTTGAAGGTCATTGGGAAGGTGGTAAAGAGAAGTCTATACTGGTACATGCAAAAGGAAAGGGAGATGAACACGGCAAACAACTACTCCATGATATTAAAAAACATGGAGAACATTATAATCAAGACTCAATCTTACATCATGATGGAAAAACAGCGACCTTACATGGGACAAACAAAACAGGATTCCCAGGACACGGCAAGACAGAGAACGTAGGCAAGATGGCATTCAATAAGCCACATGCACCGTTTCAAACAGAAACAAAACCAAAATCTGACAAGCCGCTGAAACCTGGTAGAACAAGTAAAGGTTCTGCAAGATTTACAACGGAGTGATAATGCAAATAAGTGAGAAAGAATATTACGAAAGACTTGATAGTTATTTGAGAGAATGTGGTCCAAATCTTGGCACCACATTTTTTGGTTCATGGGGCTGGTATGCAACAAAGCGAAATGAATTTAACGCAATAATGAAAGAGGAAGGAATTGTTGTAATCCCTTCAAAGTGAAGGCATTCTGGACGTGGGTTCGACTCCCACCTGGTCCACCAAAAGCATATTATACATTGTGTGCTTCTGATGGGCCAGACATGGTTTCGACAGGGTGAGATAGTGGAGAAGGCAACACAGTAGGCGATGACTGTAAATCAAGCAAATTAGTAAACGCAAATGATGAGCGTTACGCACTAGCAGCCTAAATTGCTAGTTGGGGTTTCGGGAGTGTCCTTATTACCAAATCACTCCCACCTAATTTTATACATTATGAAAATTTACACATCAAAGTATCGTAATCATTGGATTTCTCCATACACAATACTGGAGAAAGTTTTCTTTTGGCGTGAAATTGATTATGATGAACCTATCATTGAAAAACTTAAAAATATCCTAGAGCCTTTCTGTACAGCATGGATGAAGTTTCTTGATTTTATTCATCCACGAATCAACTACGTCAAGATTGACTATTGGGATGTGTGGAATGTGGATCACACACTCTCACCAATTATTCTTCCGATGTTGAAGAAACTCAAAGAAACAAAACACGGTTCTGGCTTTGTTGATTTGGAAGATGTACCAGAACACCTTCGTTACACAACAAAAGAAGATTGGGACTCACAACAATCATTTGCTTTCTATCACGAACATGAGATCAAAGAGGGTGAAGCAGATATTCATGCACGTTGGAATTGGGTACTTGATGAAATGATTTTTGCCTTTGAGCATCTTGTCGATGATTCATGGGAAGAAGAATATAGTTCTGGTGAAATTAATATGATATTTGTACCTGATGATGAAAATCCAAAACTTAAACGAATGGAACACGGACCGAATCACACATATGTTTGTGATTATGAAGGTATAATGAAAGTGCATGAACGCATAGATAATGGTCTCCGATTATTTGGTAAATATTACCGCAATCTGTGGGATTAAAATAACTAAATATATGTACTGGCATCACACACATTCGCCAGTAAACACACACAACACAGGAGAAACAAATGAGTAATCTGACACCGTTCGAGATTCGTCTTGAACTTCTAAAAATGGCGAAAGAACTCTTGTTAGAAGAGTACCACTCTAACAAAGATCGCCTAACCAATGAATGGCACGTAAAGGTAGAGTCCGCTAAACTAAACGGACAAGCAATACCGGAACATCCAGCCTTTCCAACTTATCCCACAGAAACCGATATCATTACCAAGGCACAGTCCTTGAATGGATTTGTTTCGAACATTACAGCAGAAAAATCACAGAGCAAAAAATCTGCCTGATGGGACCGAGTGTGCTTCGGCACACTCCTAACTTATAGGAGAAAGTATGCGTTACATCACACTATTACTTTGTAGTATATTTGCGGCATTCGTTGTTTACATTGGACACGCAGCAGCACAAATAAAAGTACCGATTGAACCTAGGGTTCAACTACAAGATTTATCACCCGATGCAAGGGCTGAAGTGGAATGCCTTGCACAGAACATGTATTTTGAAGCAGGATTAGAACCAAGATTAGGTCAACTTGCTGTAGCATTTGTTACACACAACCGAATGCAGTCTGGTGTGTTTCCAGATACCTATTGTGGCGTTGTGAAACAAAAAGTTGGTACTGTTTGCCAATTCTCATGGGTATGTGAAAATCGTCCTAAGGATATGATGCGAAAAGGCCTCTTGACACTAGAGAGCAATTCGTTGTATAATAGTGTAACTGAGTTAGCATTGGCGTTCTATCTTTACACTGAGAAGTTTAAAGATCCAACAAAAGGTGCTTTGTTCTTTCATGCAGACTATGTAAAACCAGGTTGGAATAATATGAGATACACTGTGCAAATCGGCAGACATTTATTCTATAATAAGGCAAAGAGAAGTTCATGAGTATTTTATCAAGTAAAAAGGAGAAGATGATGGAAAAAGGATTGAGTAGTATAACCACAGTTTCAGTTACTCTGGTTTTACTTTCAGTCGTTGCTGCGGCTTGTATCTATGGTTTAAATGATCGCAAGTTAATGGCAGCAAATATTGAAAACGCTATTGCAAAAGGCATTGACCCATTGGCTGTACGGTGTTCATATGCCAAGAGTGATGATATTGTTTGTATTGCACACGCTGCTAATCGTAAATAAAAAAGGGGAAAATATATTATGGATTTTGATAACGACAATTATGAGTCTCATAATTTTACAATTCGATTTGATTCAAATGATGGCAAAAGAAGTCTTGAGATGAACTTTAGTGAATTATTTCTTGATGACATCCTCAATCAATTTAGAGACTTTCTAAGAGGATGTGGCTACGAAATTGATGGACAGATTGCCGTAATTCCTTGGGATCAAGAGGATCCAGAAGATCCTAAACAATATCAAAAAGAGTTTAGTTTTGAAAATATTCCAAATAATAATTGGCCGTTTGGTAATTTGAAAACTGAATCTATTCAAGCACTGACTACTGCCGACATAGCCGCTATAAAGCCGATTGATTTGTCTTCATTGAATCAGTATCCTACAATGGTACCTTTAACTACCCAGCAAATGTATTCATGGTCAACTGATATGCCAGGAACATTAGGTGGTGCAAAGATGTCGTACAGATAAAATGCCAACTAAAGATGAAATGCTGAAGTTTTCTTTGCAGATAGAGCGGCTGGTAGCCAATACAGATTACACATATCTTGAGGCTATCACCGAACACTGCAAAGGAACTGGTTTGGAAATTGAGATTGCTGCTTCACTCATTACACCAAATCTCAAGGCAAAAATACATGAACAAGCGGAGCGTTTAAATATGTTGAAGGTGAAAGGCAATCGTTTACCGATATGACGGGATATGAAGCATTTTGTTTATACACTTCTCTTAAACTCCACTTCAATTCAGATTCTTACGATTACTTTAAGTATAATGGTAAAGTAAGCACAAGCATTGGTGCATTTGAGAATCGCAAAGATAAGTGGCACTTTTACAAACTCAGCCGGAGATTCACAAATGATGACATATGCCGTGATTATATTGTTGCTAATTTGGTGTTTAACCATGATGTATGGATAGGTCATCTTCTGACCAATGATGCCGATATTGAATATCGTAAGCGTCAGAAGATTATTCAGTCTTTGACATATACCTTTACAAATGAGATTGAATCATTGATGAGTCAGGAGAGCCCAAATGATTCATTAATGGTACATGATGGTGAGTATCCAGTATTGCTACAGAAACTTTTACATAATGAAATTTCACTTGAATCAATTTGTATCCTGAATAAGATACTCAACTTTTTGCCGTTATGGGATAAGAAAATCGGTGACACGATTCATTATCCAAACATCAGTCGCAAGATAAAGAAGTACACACCGTTTATACCATTCGAACCAACAAAATACAAACTTATACTCAAAAAGGAATACGATGCGAATACAGAAAATATATCTTGATATGGATGGTGTGTTGTCTGACTTCAATAAAAGATATAAAGAAGTCTTCAAAGAAAAAGCAGCAACCAGTCGTGAGCGTGGTGAGAAACATGATGATAAATGGAATCAGTTCGTAGACGGCAACAACTTTGAAACCCTTGATTGGTATCCGGGTGGTAAAGAACTATTGAAATACATTATCTCACTTGATATTCCTGTAGAGATACTTTCTTCTTCTGGTGGACGTATGCATCATGAAGAGGTGAAGCGGCAGAAAAAGGTTTGGCTGAAAAGACATCACATTGACTTTACAGCCAACATCGTACCCGGTCGTCATTTGAAAGCGAACTATGCCAAATCAGATATTATACTCATTGATGATACCAAAGATGTCATTGATGATTTTAATATGGCGGGCGGCATAGGTATACTTCACAAAGATACGGCTAAAACGATAAAAATCGTGCAATCGGTTCTTGACGATACATATATACAAGTATATAATGAATCATGTGGACAAGACGCACATACTTTTTAACAACTAACTTATACGAGGTAAATCATGGCAGACTTTTCTAGTCTCAAACGCAATCGCAATTCGTTCGACAAACTCACCAAAGCGATTGAATCAATCAATACTCCAGCAGAAGGTTCTAAAGACGATGATCGTTTTTGGCAACCAGAAACAGACAAAGCTGGTAACGGTATGGCAGTTATTCGTTTTCTGCCAGCACCAGCAGCAGATGGTGATGATGCGCTTCCCTGGGTTCGTGTCTTCAATCATGGCTTTCAAGGTCCAGGTGGCTGGTACATTGAAAACTCTTTGACTACTTTGAATCAGAAAGATCCAGTATCAGAATACAATTCTGTTCTGTGGAATTCTGGCATCGAAGCAAACAAAGAAATTGCACGTAAACAAAAACGCCGTCTTACATATATTTCAAATGTGCTTATCGTTTCTGATCCTAAGAACCCAGAGAACGAAGGTCAAATCAAACTATACAAGTTTGGTAAGAAAATCTTCGATAAACTGACTGAAGCAATGAACCCACAGTTTGAAGATGAAAAGGCAATCAATCCTTTTGATTTTTGGGATGGTGCAAACTTCAAAATCAAGATTCGTCAAGTTGAAGGTTATCGCAACTACGACAAGTCTGAGTTTGAATCTTCTTCACAACTATTCGATGGTGATGACGCTAAACTTGAAGCACTCTGGAAAAAAGAACACTCACTTAAAGAGTTTCTTGATCCAAAACATTTCAAGTCATATGATGTGTTAAAGGCAAAACTTGATAAGGTTCTTGGTCTTGATGGTGTTGCTCCGGTGTCGAAGACTAAGGCTGAAGACTTCACACCACGTTCTTCACCAGATATTGAAGATGAAGAACTTGATTACTTCAAGTCTCTAGCAGAAGATTAAACTGCGACGGCACCTTCGGGTGCCGTTTTTTATGCTGCCGCTGATAAGATTTTTTCTTCTCTGATGATGGTGGTGTTGTTTGTTACACCAGCATTTACAACTGTGGGATTTTTTGGTTTAGATTGATTGCGTTGTTCAACTGCAATTTCGTTTGATGATTTACCGATGTTGGCACCTTCAACGACTTTACCAGTTGCAACATCAACTGCATTACCTTTTTTATCAGGCACTTCTGCATCATCTGGTGTTGGTGGTGCGCCAGCAATAGTAACGTGCCAGTCTTCACCTTTAACATTACGAATCAGTCCGAATTTTTCTAACCAACCAGTCGGCTTGTCTCTGGTGCCAGCAAGTTCATTTAAGCCATCAGCACCTTTACTGTTGATATCAATACCCAAGCCTTTCATGTGAACACTACCAGCACCTTGACCTAGTGGTGCCATTGGTTGTGCTACTTTACCGCTTGGTTTGCCATTATTTTTAGCTAAGTCTGCATCATACAGTTCTTTTTGTTTTTCATTTGAACGATAGCCAGAAGTAATCATCAGCATTTTACCAGTTTCTTGTTTAAATGCTGTGGCCATTAACTCAATGCGCCGCTGAAACTCACCGTTGAACTTTGATGTATCTACGCCAGGGTCTGCTTTTTTTGTGATGCTATCTAAGTTGCCTGCCGGTTTAGTTACTGGTTGTCCAGAAGGCACTTCACCAGGAGTGCCTTTGATTGGTGTTGCCAATGGTGCCGCAGAAAATATAGATTTCTCTGAAACACGCCTTATTGGTAAGTTTACTGGTGGTGGAGTAGGTGCTTCTCTTACTGCACGACCTTCCGCTTTTTCTTTTTCATATTCCTTTTTATTTTCAAGATACTCTTTAAGTGAAACGATTCTACTTTTGAGTAGAGAAATATCTTCATCAAGTGCCTTGATTGTTTCTACTGCATTTGCATATGGATCTTCTTCGAGTTCTTTTCTTCTTTCTTCTTTAACACCTGCCGTTTCTACACCAAGTCCTTTGTCGAGTGAACGACCAAAAGACATAAGTTTTTCTTTTACCCAATCTGCAATGCCGCCAATAAATGAACCTATTCGGTCTGTTACTGGTTTGATGAAAGTACCAATACGTTCTAACACTTTAGTGGCATCGTCTTTTGAAATGAGTCCAAAAGAAATGAACTCAATGAATGTAGACATCTCATCTGTTACAATTTCCGCAAAATTAAACGATGAGAAAAATCCAGTGATTGATGAATAAAGAGAATCTAGTGCTGAACCAATAATGCCTTCAACGCCACCGTACATTTGTAAAACATCAAGTACCAAATCTTTATTGAAGATAAAGACTGTAAACAAAAGAGTAGCAGCGATAATTAATGGCTTGAATATTATTTCAAGTAACGACTTACGTTTCTTTTCTTTCTTTTCTCTTTTTTCTTTTGGCTCTTTTAGTTTGACTTGCGTAATTTGATCTTTTAGTGGTGCAAGTTTACTCAACAAACTTTCTTTTGCAGGCTTTTCACCCGTTTCATTTGTAAGAAATTTACTAAAGCCCTTTGCTGATGCATTCAAGTCTCTACCCATGCGGGGGAGAACAAGCATATTTTTAGATATTATTTTGAGCGAAGCAACACCAAGCAAAGTGTTCTTTCTTTGCTCTTCTTTTTCTTTGTCCTGTTTTGATAATCCAAACAGTTTATTTGAAATGGATTTACCTAATATCTCTCTTATCATGCTACTCTTGCCGTTGCCATTTCGTTAGAATCACCTTTTTTTGGTGCTAAGGTCTTTGTGTCAAAACCTTTTGTATTATTTGTTTGAGACACATTAACGACATCAGCATCCTTAGGTTTAAGTTGTTCTCTTTGACCTTGTGATACTTCTTTACTTGTTGATGACAATTCAACGCCACTAAAGTCGGATGAATATTTGTCAACCTTTGCCAGAATCTCAGCACCTATACCTTTGTCTAGGTTGAGAGCCTTACCACCAATTGCTTGTGTAATTGCACGATTGGCTTCAGATTGAGAAGTGAATGAATTAACTTTGCTGCCTGCCGCTTTAAGAATAAATTGTGCTGTTACTTTTGCAGCGACAATCGGATCAAGTAGCTGTGTTGGATTGTTTACTAAGTCTACACCAGCTAATTTTCCATATAAAGCATAGTTGTTTTTACCGGTTAACTGAATAAAACCACGACCGATATATTTGAAACCATCCCCTTCAGCGGTGTTACCCATGCCTTTTCCGATGGGATTATTTTTGCCATAAATGACTTCAGCAAACTTGTATGGATCTTTTTTAATTTCATGTAATTCAGCATCAGAGAAGTTTTTAACTCTAGTAGTGAACACCTGTCGAATTCTATCGTTTGCCGTGTTCTTGTATGCCAGGATATTTTCTTCGAAGTTTTTGAAGCCAGTTTCTTTTTGCACATTGGCTAGTGTTGCAATGATTGCAAAACGATTTGTGATGCCAACATTCTGTAACTCTTTAACGATAATTTTTACAAGTTCATCACGACCAGAAACTTTTGTTGGTGCTGATGGTGGAACACCACCAGGTGCAGAGGGTTTTGGTGCATACGCTTCTTTTTTTGCCTGTTGTTCACGCTGAATAGCATCAGCCAAACCTTTTTCTGATGTACGCAGTTCTTCTCTTTTTTCTTGAAGTTTTTTAGTTGTCTCTGATGGTTTACCCATTGACTGTTCTTCTAAAACGGCAACTTCATCAAGTAAACGATCACGTTCTTCAGTTTTCATTAAAATGATTTCACGTGCTTTGGCTAAATTTTCGGCAACTTGTTTTTGTCTTTCTACTTCTGCTTTTGCTGCTTCTTCAGCGGCTTTTTGTTGGTCTACAATTGCACCAAGTTCCTTTTCACTGAGAGGTTTTTCTTTCAGCGGATTCATCTCCATCATTTTATCAATAGCGTTATTCACAAACGTAAAGATGTGATCTGATGTATCATTAATAAAATTGGATAATCTTTCGGGAAAGTTTTTTATAAAATCTACAGTACCATCGATTACTTTCTTGGCTGTGTCTTTATCAAATAGCCCAAATGTGAGTGAGTCAACAACGCCAGCGATACCTGCTTTAATTGTTTCATACAAACTTCCAGTAGATTGCCATGTATCCCATGCATCAGTCAAACCATCCCACAGAGTTAAAATGATTAATGCAATCCAACCTATTGGTCCTGCTGCTGCCGCAATACCTCTGAATGCCACTTTGACTGCTGACTTCTCAGCCATCTTAGCCATTTTCTTTTCAAGTTTACCTTTGAGTTTATCTACCATCGGTCGTAGATACTTCTCAAAGGCTTCTTCAAAGTATTTCAAGGTATTTTTGGCAAAATCTTTAATCTTACCTACAAGTTGTTTGGCAAGTTTTTTTATTTTATCAAATAATTTTAAAAGATTTTCTTTTAGTTTCTTTACTTGGTCTTTGGCAAACTTTTTAAATTTTTTGAACAACTTACCTTTAGAAGATTTTTCATCATCTTCGGACTGTGTATTCTTTTTTACAAATTCGTCTTGGAGAACCTTGAATTTTTTCTCACGCTCATCATCTTTGAGAAAATGCATGTCTGGATTTTCTGATGCTTTACCACCATAAATCTCTACAAGTTTAATAATGTTTTGACGAATGATGTTCAAGTCTCTGGCAATTCGTGAGACTGCCATAAAATTCAAAGAAGTTTTTTGGAGTTTTTTGACTGTGGGTGAAGTTCTTTTAGTAGAAGTTTTATTTAAAACTTTCTTACTTATTGTTAGCCCAAGTTTTTCGGATAACATTTTATGTTGTTAAGTAGTTATTCATAAAACTTGAGTTGTATGGATCAGAGACACTTTCAGAAGATGGTGCTTGTTGTCCAGATGTTGTGCTTGTCGTTGGTGCATTTACAATTGTTCCCGCATCAGCAGCCGCATCCATTCTTTGTCCTTCTGCAACTGTTGCCGAATCGGATGATATTGCAGAACCCGATGGTGCTGACATTGCTGGTATTGGCATGGGTGACGAAGGCGCTGCACCGCCAGCACTCACTGCACCACCTGTAGCGCCTCCTGTTGACACGGAAGCACCACCAACATCACCACCGCCAGTAGCAGGTGCAGCGGGTGCTGGTGATGTACTTGTACCTTTTGCCATCTGTAAAATTTTAGTGGGTTCACCACCAACGGCAATAATTTTACGGCGAACTTCTTCTTCTGATACTGGTTTACCTGATGCTTGATCGGTGTATCCAGTTGATGAAGATGGGTCAAC